GATGGTGTGCTCACCTCCGCAAACACTGCCAACTGGCAACTGTAAGGAGCCTCACATGTCGAACAGAACCGACCCTCAGCAAAACATCAGCGGCATGAAGGGGCCTCCGGCAACACCGACGCTGGTGGCGTGGACGCCGATCGAAGCGGTACTCGCACCACCGACCGACAACACGACCACGGTTCCTGTAACCGCGCCGTCGAACTGAGGTTGCTATGAGCAGAGAAGCGCTGGACAGACAGCTCGCTGAAGGCGTTATCGAGAAGTGGCAATACGATCAACAGGTCGCGAGATTCGATGAGGTCGCGAGATTCTATGAGGAAATCATCACGCTTACGGAGATCGCCGATGAAGCCGAAGTCGAAGAAAGCACCGGGGACGAAGACGGGTCGAACAGCGAAGACTCGTCAGGTGGCAGCGAACCGGAAGTTGACTAAGCGCGGGTACGGGCAGTAGAGTCCGCGCCATCGGGCCCGGATCCACTAGCTTCGGCTGACGCGTTAAGGACTCGAAGACCAGGGGGTGCAGGACGTCTTGTGAGCGACGCCTTGTCCCTGGCACCGATTAGATCCGAGTGGCTCGCGTAACGAGCAAGGCTGACGTCCCGGTTTCCGGGGGTGCGTTCCGAAAAGACCAACATTTTCACTAAGGAGCGACCCTCATGGTCAGCACAATCTCTCAGGCTTTTGTCGAGCAGTTCAAAAGCAACGTGTACCAACTCTCTCAGCAACGCGGTAGCCGCCTCGGCGGCGCAGTTCGCGTTGAATCTCTCGTCGGCAACGTCGACAACTTCGAGCGCCTCGGTCAAGTAACCGCGCAAGCCAAGGCTTCGCGGCACGCTGACACCCCGGTTCTCGATGCGGTGTCCAGCCGCCGGAAAGTAAGCCCTGTCGACTACGACTGGGGTGACCTCGTCGACCGCGAAGACAAACTGCGCCTGATCATCAACCCGGAGTCCGAGTACGCGATTGCCGGCGCAAACGCGCTGGGTCGTGCCAAGGACGACCTGATCATCGCCGCCTTCAACGGCAACGCGACTGACGGCAACGGCACCTCGATCACCTTCGCAGCGGACGGTGGTGTCATCATCCCTGTCGGCGCTGTGGGCTTGACCGAAGCGAAAGTTCTGTCGGGCATCCAGTCGTTGAACAGGAACGAAGTGGATGACATGGAAAGGTATTTCACCTACGGGTCCGAACAGCTGTCGAACGTGCTGTCGCTCGCGGCCTTCACGTCGTCTGACTACAACACGGTCAAGACGTTGATGGCTGGCAAGGTCGATACCTTCCTGGGTCTGACCTGGATCCGCAGTGAGCGTCTGCAGCTGACCGGCGCGGGTGGAACTCGCAAGTGCATGATGTGGCAAAAGCAGTGCGTGGGCCTGGCGATCAACGCCGACATGTTTGCTCGGATCGCAGAGCGCGTTGACAAGAGCTTCGCGTGGCAGGTGTACTGCTCGATGACGATGGGCGCGACCCGGATCGAAGGGGTCGGCGTTGTCGAGGTCGACTGCGACGAGGCCTGATCGACTTTTCGATCAGTTCTTCTAGCAGCACCGCGCCACGGGTACTCGGCCTATGGCGCGGTGTTTCTTTTTAAGGAGAACGGATTGAAGACGGCATGCAAGATCTGCGGAGCGAAGACGCTGGTAACAGGTTGGCAATGGTGCGAAACCTGTGCATCGAGTGCTGACCATCGGCAGCAACTCGGTATATCGGTCATCGCCGATGCGATCGTCGACCTCGAACAGCGCGGCGTATCGCACTTCGATCAGACAACCTTTTTCCTGGCTCACGGAATCGACAAGAAACGGCTCGACGCGGCGCACGCGCATGTGGCCGATCGGTATCGGGCCATCGAGATGAAAAGGCCGCGCGCATCGAAGGGGTGGTAGATGGCTGTCAACGGACTCCTCGAAGCGTTCCCGCGAACCGGGTCACCCGACCGCGCGCCGGGTATCGACACTCGCACCTATGTTGCAACCACGTTTTTCGCGGCATTCATCAGCGAAGAAGGTGCCGCTCTTCTGAACTCGAACCAACGCAACGTGCTCATCACGCAGGCTATCGTTGCTGCCTGGGCACTCGCTGATGCATTCCTACTCGCGGGGTAGCCATGACTGACCAGGTAACCATCTGCAACCAGGCGCTGATGCTGCTCGGGCAGAACACGATTCAAAGCATCTCGGAGAACACCGCAGAGGCGAAAGCATGCAACGTGTTCTACGACTCGGCTCGGGACGCTGTCCTGCGATTGATCAAGCCGCCGTTCATTATGAGCCGCGTGGCTCCGGGTGCTCTGCTAACGGCACCCCTGAGTGGCATCTATAGCTACTCCTATGCATACCCAGTGAATACGCTGCTCATCGTCGAGCTTGGCACCTCTCTGAATACGGGACTGCCGCAGGGCGCGTATCAGGACTCGCTCGCATGGACGACAGAGTATCAGGGCGCGGTTCAGGTGATTCTGACGAATCAGCCGATCTTGTGGATCAGGTATCTGCAGGTGGTCACGGGCGTCGAGGCTTATATGGATGAGGGCTTCGTCCAGGCATTCGCTGCGTACCTCGCATCCCGAATCGCGTACGCAATTACGGAGTCCAATGCGAAGGTCGGCCTGATGATGCAGCTGTACGGTGCTCTGCAGCTGGAGTGTGAGAACGTCTACGGTCAGGGTCAATCGACGCAGCAGACATTCAACACAGAACTCCTGGCGAACCGTTAATGCCAGCATCATTCCAAGGCGACGTACTGATAACGGACTTCACCGGGGGCGAGCTATCGCCGAAGTGGTTCAGTCGCGTTCAGGGCGGCACCGTAGATCCGCTACAAGGCGGCGGTAACGTCTCAGCTACTTACCAGTCAGGCTGCCGCGATATAACGAACATGTTAGTCCTGCCGCAGGGTGGGACATCGAAACGAACCGGTACGCTATTCGGTAGGGATCTCACGGTGGATATCCCCGGTGTGGACCCAGACCAAGTGCAGATGTTCAAGTTCGAGTTTCCCGGTCACGACTTCCTGACGGTGTGGGCACCAACCATCGTGAAGGTGTACGACACCATAAACTTCAACATCAGCACGAGTCTGCCCGCGCCGATCGCATCATTCGCCACGCCATACGATGCGAGCGACATTGCAGTCATGCAGGTCGCGCAGATACAAGACTCGATGGTCGTCTTCGACAGCCATCATCGGATGCGGGTATTGCGCATCCGGGTCGGTGTGTGGTCGTTCGTTGACGTCGACGCCACGGGCGCCTACGTCACGCCGTTGTACGACTTCAGGGACACACTCTCGCCGCCGGCAACTGTTGCGAAGTTCACCGTAGCGCTTGCAGTCAACAACACGAATAACGCGACGGTGCAGGTGTCCTCAACGGGCACGGGTGGTGTAGTCGGTGGCTCTATTTTCGGCACCAGCATCTCGATCCCTTATGGCGCAGTGTTTCAGGTTGTGAAGAACAGCGGGCCGAGCACTGCTACAAATCTAGCAAACGGATTGAAGGCGGTGCCTGCGGTCACCCCTAACAGCGTCGTCGTGACTTGGACAGGGTCAGGCTCGAACCTGGACTTTGATGTGCAGTACAACTTCCTTGGCAGCGTCGGTGATGGCACAGGCGCGATGACAATCATACTGACAGCGCCGCAGTCGGGTGAGAGTGCCGAGGTGACCACAGTGCTTGATGGTAGTTCCGGCGCAGAGCCGTTGTGGTCCGGTCCTGGCTATGTGCTCAAGGCTGCGGTCTACTATCGATGCATCCTGGCGCACATTACTGCGCCGATTAATGAGCCTGGGGTCGGGGCGAACCAGGCGACATTCTGGAGTGTGATCGGCGCTTCATTGACAGCGGGCACCGATTGGACCGCTGAATTCGGGGGTAAACCTTGGGCAGTCGATCTCGCGGCCGGTGCGTTCAATCGTGGTTGGCCGAGCACCGGGACAGCACACGAGCAACGCCTGGTCGCTAACGGCCCGTCTGGGGCGCGCGGTGTAATCGCTGGCTCTCGTACCGGGATCGCCCAGTTCTTGAATTTCACGACGGGCCTCAACGCCAACGATGCGTTTGTGTTCCTCCTGGTGGTTGCTAACGGCCTGAGTGTGGTGTGGCTGCATTCACAGAAGCTCCTCTACGTCGGTACGTCTGTCGGCGTGTTTGTGCAGACAGCGGTTCCTATGGCTCCAACGAGCGTCAACTTCAGCCGGCAGTCGAACTACTCACTCGGCACGATCCGTGGATTCGATGTTGCCGGCGAAGTGTTCTTCATCCAGAGAAACTTCAGGCAGATGCGGCGGATGCAGTTCATCAATGACCTGCAGGCGTATCAAGCGTCTGACATGACGGCGTATTCGGAGCACCTGTGGACCGAGACCCGCCGCATCAAGGACTTGTCCTACATCAACTCGCCCGACTCGATCCTGTGGGTAGTCCGTAACGACGGCGCGCTGACATCATTCACATACGATCGCTTCTACGGCGTCGCTGCATGGGCAAAGCATCTGACGCCCGGTGGGTCGTTCCATGTTGTCGAGTCGTTCTTTGGCGGAACCGCGCAGAAGGATATGGTGGCGTTCATCGTGAAGCGGACCAAGTGGAATGGTGCATCGTTCATAACGAACGCATACATCGAGATCCTCGCTGAGACGTCGCGCAATGAGTGGGAGGTTGTGCCCGATTCGACTGCAGGGGAGTGGGTATACGCAACTCTCCCGCCTGCTCAGTGGTTTGCGCGCCTCGATGCTGTCCAGCTTTTTGCAGGTAACGGTCTGACCACACTAACGGTTGCATCGAGGTTCTTTAACAAGCTGGTCACGGTTCAGGAGAATGGGGTCAATCTCGGCTCGTACCAGGTATCGGGGCTGGGGACGATTACGCTGAATCAAGCGCTGCTGAATGGATCGACGGTCTATGTTGGCTACAACTACAAGGCGACGATCATACCGACCGAGCTTGAGGTGCCAGCGAGGCGAACGGCGCAGTCGCAGACACAGCGTTGGGCTCGCCCGATGTTCCGGCTGTTCGCCTCGGCGATGCCAATCGTGAATGGTCAGCCTATCCGCGAGCGCAATGTTGCTGACCTGTACGACATCGTGTCCGGCCTCTACACGGGCGACGTGACGATTGCGAACCTCGGTGTCGGCGGCGAGCTTGTGATCGAATGCGATGAGCCATTGCCGTACCAGATCACCGGGATATTCGGCCTGATGTCTGTCAACTCGGGTGACGCATGAACGAAGTCCTCAATCAAAATCTCGCACAGATGCAGAGACTCGAAGAACTGATCCTCGGCCTGCCTGATAGCTTTACCGATGAGGACAATGAGCACATTCAGACTCGGCACCATTGGGCACCTGGGATCTACATTCGCACGTTGTTCCGCAAGGCCGGGGTTCTCATAGTTGGCAAGCAGCATCGGCACTCATGCCTAACGGTTCTGTTGAGCGGGCACCTCGTTGTGACCAGCAGCACTGACACCGTTCGAGTTGGTCAGCACTTCTCCGATGGCGACTTCTGGATATCCCCACCGGGGGCGAAGCGTGCAACGTATGCCTTGGAAGATTCGACACTGATGACGGTGCATGCGAATCCGACCGACACGCACGATCTGGCGGAACTTGAGGCAATGATCATCCTTCCTGAAACGGAGTTGCTGACATGAGTTGGATCAACGTCGGCATCGCTGCGGTCGGCGTGGTCACATCAGTCGCGGGTGGCGCTGCCGGATCTGCTGCGGCAAACAAAGCCGGGAAAGCGCAGAGCAAGCTGACGAAGATTGAGTACCGCGAACGGTTAACTGCTCTGTACAAGCAGAAGCAGCAACTATTGGGAATCCAACAGACTGGTTATGCTGCGGCAGGCGTGGACGTAACCCGTGGAACTCCCAAAGCGTTGGAAGAGCAGCTGAACCAGGACCTGGCGCAGACGAATTACTATGAAGCGATGAAGCTGAAGTACACGTTGAAGGGCGCGTCGGCTGCGAGTAATGCGGCGTCGTCCGGCTACCTGTCGCAGGGTCTCAGCCAGGGCCTGTCCTTCGCTGGGCAAGCCGCCGCCGCGTGGCCTAAGTAGGAGCTAGTGATGGCGTTCAACATCCCATCGAATCCGATAACCAACCCAGCAGAGGGGCTTGCTGCGACTGCGCCCTCTCCTGCCGTCATGGGGGCCGCCGCAGCCGGCCCGTACCAGGTCGCGTCGGCAGGGGCGGCCGGTGCGCTGGAAATCAAGAAGGCCATGGAGGACGAGCAGAAGAAGGATGACGTTGTCAAAGCCGCAATACATACCGCTAACGCTTCAGATAAGGGGCAGGACCTGGTCAATTATATCGGGTCGTTAGAGGTAATCACTGACGATGACAACGTAAAGCATAGCCCGCATGCGCTTGTCGATCCGAACAACTGGCAGCGCGGTACTTGGGGCGGGTGGCTTTACGACCGCGAGTACAAGAAGTGGGCTGACGAAGCGACCGCTGCAATGCCCAGCCGGGACAAGCGTTTGTTCTCTAACATTCTGGAGAGAGAGAAGTACAACAATCGCGAGATCCTGTCGAAGACACTCGAAGGCCGGCGTGCCGGCGCGCGGAAACAGGAAGTATTCACTAAGACACGTGTTGAAGCGGCACTCGGGCACTTCCAGACGGCGGTCGATGACATCAACATCTTCCGAAATGCCGGGATTATTCCCGATGACGAGGCGGACGCTGAGATCTCGGCCTACGCCGAGAAGAACGTGATGAAGTCGACGTCAGACTTCTTGCAGCTGCACCCTACCCCGCAGGATGCAAAGGTACAGATAGATATTCTGGACCAAGAGGAAGCGGTGAATAAGTATCGCGTCGCTCCGAGCGTTTACGCACAGGCTAGGAAAAACATCCACGACTACGTCTTCGATCGTGATGCTTGGATGGCGCAGGACAACCTCGTTGGGAACATTGCGGATAAGTCCTATCTGTCCGATCGCTTTACCGACGGGACGCTCACCACGGCAATGATTCAAGAGATGAAGTACCTGACCCCTGAGGACCAGGATGCGTACACCGCGAAGGCAAGGGGGCTCGCCGAAAAGATAATCACCGACCCTGCGTCGGAAGCGGAACTCGTCGGGATGGTTGATTTGCTGCGGGGTCTGAAGCGTAGCCAACTTACGACGGGTATCGACGACCAACAGTCGTTCATTGCCGCGCAACGCTCCGTGACTGTACGCGCGATGGAACTGATGAATGATCGCAAGATCAGCCCATCGGATGTGGACCGCTTCAACAAGCAGGCGCGCGATGCGGCTGACGAACGCTACAACTCTCGCCAGTACACACAAACTGTCCAGACGGTGACGGGTGTGATCACAGGGACTTCAGCCGATACGATCACCGCCGCGATACAAGATATAACCGTCGGAAAAGCGGACAAGGCGGCGCTGTTGCTGTTCCGGCGCGACCTCGACAACTGGGTGTCTGAGAACCCCGATCAGGACCCTCGGACCTGGGCCGACATGGTGCTCCCGAAATACCTGACGGTTGGGGATACGTCTGCCATCGTGAGGCGCACCGTGCCGCCAGGCTCGACGGTTATGATGACCGGCGCGAAGGTCGACGTGTATACGAAAGACGGTGACGTTAACGTGCCGGCGTTGACGGTTTGGCTAAACGAGCAGATGAAGAAGCAACCGCCGAACTCGGAGATCGCGGACATGTACAGGCGCGAAGCGTTCTATGCGATCAATCAGGCAGAGTCGTGGCACCGACAGTTCATGTATGGCGCGAGAGAGTCAGAGAAGGGTAGGTCCGGGATCCAACCGGGGGCGTTGAACCCATGACCGACATCGCTGACATCCTCGTCCGAAGTGCGCCTGGGGCGGACACGTACATGACTACGGTTGATGAAGCCAACAAGGCAGCCGAGGAAGACAAAGCTGCCACTGCGGGCGACTACCGTCGGCAGCATCCTGGGTCTCCGCCACTCGACGAAGTTGATTACGGCGCTATGCATTACGACGGGTACACGCTGACGCAAGATCCTGCTACCGGCGAGTACCAGGTGCCGAAGATGTACCAGCTTCCGCCTCCGGTTGATCCGCAGAAGATCATCGAGCGCGAGCAGATCCGCGCAAAGACGACACTCCTCGACCTGCCACCTGCGCACGATGTCGACGGGTGGGATTACACAACGAATATGCTGGGCGCGGTGGGGCAGGGCGTACGCAACGCGGCCCAAGAGTATGTCGACGTCTCTAATTCGCTCGGGGTCGGCCTGGCGAAGATGGTCGTTGGCGAGCCCGAGATGAATCCGGCCGAGATGGCACTGTGGTACAAGGCTCACCCGTTGAAAGGCGCACCGATTCTCCCCAACGCGGAGTGGTACACGCCGGGCCAGAGCGCGGTCGCCGACCTCGTCATGCCGCTCGCGCAGTTTGCGACCGGATACGCGGTCGGGCCGGCCCGTTTGCTGAAGGGCGCGACTCTGTTGCCGAAACTCGGGGAGGATTTCCTGCGGAGCGGCGTCGCCACCGCGCTCTCGTTCGACCCGGACCAGGGTAATGTCGGTACGCTGCTGCGGAATAGTGAATCCGTTGGGTCACTCCTCGGAAAGATCGGCATCACTGACGAGGACATGGCGCTTCTCGACTCGACCGAGGGGCGCAGCGAGTTCGAGAAGCGGCTGAAGCTCTTCGTCGAGGACGGGTTGATCGGTGGAATCGGAACCGCAGCGGTGAAAGGCGTCAAGCTGGCAGCCGGCACGAAGCTCGCGGGCCAGATCGCGAGTGGAATCATGGACGCGATCGGTACGATCGAAGGATCCGGTGATGCCAAGGCGATCGGTAACCTACGGCAGATCGGCGCGATCGGCGAGCGTGAGAAGAAGAAGATCGCGGAGGGCAGCCCGGCCGGATACGTCCCGCAGCCGGCTCAAACTGTTGGCACTCGCGTCATCAAGACGATCACTGACAAGCAGCGCGCGGCCGGAAAGGCTGAACGGGCCGGCGTCGATGACCGTTCGCTGCGAACCGGGCGCGAGTCGATGGCTCAGACCCCCGCTTCGTTCAAAAAGAACATGGCTACATTCGACAACGCCGTGACGTCGTTCAAGCCGCTCCGCAAGACCGCGACAGCAGAGGCGAAGTTCGACCACGTCGTGCGCGGGATGGCCGACAACCTGATCTGGCTCTACAACAGGTTCCCGAAGGAATACGCCGAGACAGCGAAGCTCTGGTATACGGGCGGCAACAAGCTCACGCGTGAACTCGCGGACAAGCACGGGCTCGCGCATGGGCAGACGATCGCCGCGATGGCTACCCAGTCCCCGCAGAAAGACTGGTTTCAGAATGTCGGACTTGCGCAACGTATCACTGACGGTTTGGCCGAGGGGAGGAAGCGCTCGTTCCAGGCCACCGATGAGATGCGCGAATGGGCGCAGCAGTATGCGGACGACGCGCATAAGGTCCGGCTGAATGATGCCGCTAAAGACTTAGCGAAAGGATCGGTCGACCAGTCGGGCTACGACAAAATGGTCAAGTATTCACAGGAAAAACTGCGTTTCGACCGGGAATCGTTCGAGGTCCTGAAGGAGGGTCGCAACGAACCGCTCACGGATCCGGAAGCTCAGGCGCGTTGGATCCGGGCCTGGGATGAGACAGAGAATTCGCGCAGCTACAACACGCTCCACCCGGATGGGTCCATCGTCGGCCCTGCCCTGAAAAAGAATGGCGACCCGCGTTCGATTGCGTGGGGTGATTTCAACACGATCGCGAAGGGTGCCGCTGTGTTGGATCCGGCGCTGAAGAACGACCCCGAGAAAATGATGAAGGTGATCTCGGAAGCGCTCGGAGACGAGCACAAGGTTCGCAGCTTCTACAACAACAATGCACACCCGCTCGAAGGCACGAGCGTCACGAGCGATACACACAACGTCGCGGCTGCGCTATTCAAGCCGCTGTCCGGCAAGAGCATGGAGGTGAAGCACAACTTCGGCGGCGGGGTTGGTGCGTCGGCATCGATCGAGTCCGGCGCGTCCGGCACATACGGTGTCTATCACGAGGCTGTCAATCTCGCGGCGAAAGAGGCCGGCATAATCCCGGCTCAGATGCAGTCGATCACATGGGAGGCGATTCGTTCGCTGTTCAAACCGGAGCAGAAGAATGCGAAGCTGACCAAGTTCGTGAACGACACATGGAAGAAAGTGCAGAAGGGAAAGATGACACGCGAGGAAGGCTTCGAGGCGATCTTCACTGAGGCCGGCGGCTTTTCTAAACCGGCATGGGCACCCTAATGGAAGCCAACAAATATCTGAAGTTCCTCTGGTTCGTGATGGACACAAAGGGCGACACCGAACTCGACGCCGAGACGCTGTCGATCATCTACAAAGACGCGCAGAAGAAGGGCATCAAGCCGTTGCCGAAATTCGAGGAAGCGTTCGACATGCTCCTCGATGATGACGAAGAGGACGACACCGAAGAGGACGACACCGAAGAGGACGACACCGAGGAAGTCGACACCGAGGTGGATGATGGCGAGAAGGGGAGCGAAGACTGATGGCAAGCCCCGGCGGTAGTGTTCTCAAGGCGCTGTTCAACAAGCGGCTCGCGCAGCAGACCGCCGATGCCGCCGCTGCGGCTGCCCCAGACGTCGCTGCGGTGGTTCCGCCGGCATCCATAGTGGGAGTGCCTCCCGCTCCGCCCGGTGCTCCGCCCACCGTATCGCAAGTCCAGGCCCCGCCGGCCGCAGCGCCTGGCGTTTCGCCCTACGCACCCCCCACCGCAGTACCCCCCACGCCTAGCGCCCAGCCTGGGGCCGCGCAGGGGCCTTCTGGAGGGGGTGCTCCGCCGACCCCTACGCCGCCCGAAGTGACCGGTGGCGCGCCGCCGGCTCCCGGCGTCCCGCTCCAGGGAGAGGTTCTGCCGGGTGAGAAGCTCGCGGCCGGGGTCGAGTCAGGGAGAGTCGCTGCGCGCCCCGTTCCGCCGAGGCCAGCCTCTGACCCGTCCAACTACAACTTCGACCAGCTGGCGACGACTGAGGACGTTCAGAAGCTGATCGCGGAGACGGCCGAGGTGAACCGGCCGCAGGGCAAAAAATTCCAGGGTGTTGCGGCGACCGAGAAGCTCGCAGCGGACATCCACTTTGAAGATCTGACCGGGACCCAGGCGAGCCGATCGCGTTCAGCCGAAGAGGTCACGGCAGCGGCACAAATTATGATAACGATCGGCGGGCAGATCGACGCGATCTCGAAGTGGATGGTCGAAAATCCCGGCGAGGTTGGGGTCGTTCACGAGTTCAAGCTGCGGACCCTTGCCAACAAGATGGTCGCGGTCGAGTCGGTCATGTCGGACGCGCTCAATGAGGCGGGCCGAGTCCTGCGGATGAGTCAGGTCGTGAAGCAGGCCCGTGGTTCGTCCCAGTACCTTGATACTGTGAAACAAGCGATGGCTTCATGGGGTGAGAACGGCGCGCTGAATTTTGCGAAGTCGATCCAGATCGCTTCGGTGGTTCAGCCGGGTCAGATCGCAGAGTTCATTGCAAAGAATCCGACCGCGACGCCGGCACAAGCGGTGCAAGCGATTCGCGCGAAGAACATTACGAAGGCGACCCAGCTTGCTGTGTTGCCGACGTTCCAATCGATGTGGATCGCGGCATACCGCAATGCGTTGTACACCTTCAGGTCGCATGCGCGGAACTTAACGTCGTCGGTCGCGCAGGTTTTCGTCCTCGACCCGGCCGACAAATTCTTTGCCGGACTCGCGGGCAGCATTCGTCGAACAGTCCGAGGTCAGAAGGGCGGCGCGTATATCGGCGAAGCCGGGATGCGTTATCTGTCGATGGCTGGACAATTGAACTCGGCGTTCCGGACGCTCAAGTACGTCGGCGTGAAGGACACGTTGGCGAACGTGAAGAACGCAGCGAAGGGCGTCGCGCATCACGGTGCGAGCCTGAAGATGGAGAACCACGACGGCTCCTTGTTCAACTCAGCGACCGTCAAGGCGCTCGCTGATCCGACCCGTACCGATACGTGGAAACTAACGAAAGCATTCGGCCGCGCGGCGTCGAAATTGCCAAACGGTTTCGTCGATGGTGTCGGCACCGTCATTCACTTCAATGAGAACCTGCTCGGCACCGTCGACGACATGATGATGGCATCTCACTACGAAGCTGAGATGTTCGCGCTCGCGTACCGGCAGGCAATGGATGAGGGCGCACCGTCAGCTCTCGCGCGTGTGGATCAGATCCTGTCCAGCCCGAAGCCCGGGATGATGGATGCGGCTCTGAAAAAAGCGCAGACGCTGCAGTTCACCAACCCGCAGGAAGACGACATCATCGGGTTCGTAGCTAACGGCGCGAAGACGATGAAGGCGCGATACCCGACATTCGGCGCATGGCTAGTACCGTTCGTAAATACGCCGGCCAACCTCATGCGCTGGACCGTGGCGAGAACTCCGATCCTGGGGTTCGTACTGAAGCCGGCCCGCGCAGCGCTGCTGCGCGGTGGCGCAGAGGCTGATGAGGTGATCGGCAGAATGATGTTGGGTGGCACGATCATGGGTGTGTCATCGTGGATGTACCTGGACGGGAGGATCACTGGCTCGCCTAACGTATCCGATGAGGTGAAGGCGCGGGTCACCGCCGCGAACGTGCCGAAGAACTCGTACATCTCCGAGGATGGTTCGTTCTCGGTCAGTATTCAGTCGACGGTTGACCCGGTCGGCATGATGATGTTGACGGGCGCGACAATGACATCGATGGTCGGCAACGCACCTGACCGGCAGTCGTACACCGAGATCGCAACCGGGTATGCGCTCGCAGCCGGCGGCATCCTGAAGGACCAGTCAATGATGGTCGGCGTGTCGCACCTCGTTGAGGCTCTGTCGTATGACAGCGGGATCACCGTTGCGAACTCGTTGGTCAAGTCGGGAATCGACTTCGTCATCTACCCGTTGGCAGGTCTGTCCGCAGCCGGGACATTCCGTCAGATCGTCCAGGGTTACACCGGGACGAAGCCGATCATCACGGAGCGCCGATGGCTGGAGATGGACCCGGCCGAGCAGGCGAAGTACGAGTACATCCGAGCCGACATAGTGCCGGACAACGCGCGCACCAAGCAGATCTACGCTGTGCCGCAGACGGCAGACATGGACAACATACGGATCTCGATCCTTGATGCACAGAAGACCTGGCCGGGTTTGAACAGTGAGATCGCATTCCCCGTTGATAAATGGGGCGAGCCGATACTCAACGTGATGAACGTGATTGAGCAACTCGCGTCGCCGGCAAACGTCGAGGAGATTAAACAACTCGAACCGCGCGACCGGCTCATGTTCATGTCAGGAATCCCACCTAAGCCGCCACCGACCGGGGAGTTCGATTACACGATGGATAACGGGGAGAAGGTCCACGTCAACCTCGCGCACTTCGATTACGATGGAAAGAACTCGATCACCAATCCTGGCTGGGCCATCACGCGTTTCCAACAAGCGATCGGGCGTGGGCGTGCTGCGACCGTTGATCGTCTCGCCACCGAGTACCTTGAGGGGCTGACCGGCGTGGACTCGAAGATGTCCGACCTGATCAAGAAGTCGATCAACGATAGCGACAACTTCGAGACGATCAAGTTTATGAGACAGAAGACAATCGCAGATCAACTCTCGGCCGAGGTGACTGCGATGGCGGGTGGCCCGAGTCAGCGCGATGTGATATCCGGCAAGGTGAAGCCGAAGGTTCCGCCGATGCGGGCGAAGGAATTCCCACCGACATTCGGAGCGCAATGACATGACCGTCACCACCACAGTCTCATCGGTCTCATACACGGGCAACGGGGCTGCACAGAACTTCACCGGCACGTTCCCGATGCTCTCGCCGAACGACCTGTCCACTACGGTGGCCGGCGTCTCCGTGCTCGCAACAGTTACTGGTGACGTGACTCAGTCAGGTTGGAACGCGCGGATGCCAACGATCCCGGCGAACGGTGCTGCGATCCTGATGAAGCGTGTGACGCCGTTACAGCAACTGACTTCGTACATGTCATACGGACAGTACCAAGCGAAGCAGCACGAAAGCGATTACGACTACTCGATGTACATCCTGCAGGAGTTGCAACGGGACTCCGTGTTTGGCATCGGTGGTCCGGCGGTTGCGCCGATCGCTGCGGCTCAGGTGACGTTCACACCAGCGGGTACGCTTGAGAGCACCAACGTCCAGGCGGCGATTCAAGAACTCGATGCAGACATATCCACCCGGTTCCACGAGGTCGGCTCGAACTCTGTGGTGACTCGTGGGGATGCGACGCTGGCGATGGGCAGCACACTATCCGGAGGCGCACTGTACGACTCCGACGGTACTGCAGTTGCAGGCTGGACGAAGGCTGACGGTGTGTTGTCGGCCAAGGCGCAGTCGGTAGACCCGTCGGCGTTTACGCGGAAGGATTACGTTGATTCAATTTTCACCCCGGCTCTGTCATTCGTGTCGGGCAATACCCCGATCACTGCGGCACAAGGTTCGGTCACCAATCCACTAAACACAAAGCGGATCATTTACACCGCGACGCTGATTAACATCAATGCTGCGGCTCAGGGGGGATACGCACAGTTTGAAGAAGTGCTGCTGCCGCTCACGACCAGCACTAACACATTCGCGGGCTTCAGCGTGTCAATCAACGCGGCAGGGACACAGTTCAGCTACTCCCATACAGGCACGGTACAGATTACTGACAAGGGGTCTGGGGGGCCATTTACCATCACGCTCGCCAACTGGAATCTCGTCGTCCGAGCTTTCAAAATCCCATGAGAGGTATCACGATGAAACGACTGGTCCTGCTACTGCTGTTCGCAGCGAGTTTCGCTTATGCGAAGTTGCCGTATGCCCCCGAGTTTTCCTGGACGATGCCGATCACAAATGTCGATGGCTCAGTGATCCCGTTGTCCGGTGCCGGCGCGCTGAAGGCGACCAACTTCTATTGCACTCAGCCCCCGCTACTGCCCGTGAAAACCACGGTCGCGTACAACATCATCCTGGCTGATGCGACTACATGGATTTCCTCTAAAACAGACTGGGTCCGAGGCAACTGGGAGTGCGCGGTCACGGTCGTGACCAACGGAGGTGACGAGTCTGAGCTATCAAACTCGGTCACGTTTCCGATTGAGAAGGCGGCACCACTCGCACCATTGACGCTGCAAGTGCTGTAGATGGTCGCTCGCGTACAAGGGGCACCTGGGAATAACGTCGCATCGCTGGCGTTCCCTGGCACAGTCACTGCCGGCAATTTCCTGGTGTGCAACATCCACACCCTGAACTCGTTCACTCAGGTATCTGACACCTTTAATGGGCAGTGGACGCTGGCAGTAAAATCCACGCACGCAACAGGAGTCTCATCATCGATTTGGTATAAGGCCAACACCGTCGGTGCTGCTCCCGGCACGATGTTCGTAACGTGCAATGTGTCAGGTACGTTTCGGATCACGATCGAAGAATTCAACGGGATGCTGCCGACCGCCGCGCACTACGCTACCAGCGGTGCCAATGGCATAGGGTTAGGGTGGAACTCGAGCCCGGCCACGGTGGTTGGCTCAACACTCGCAATCGGCGGTTACTCCTCCAACACAGCCGGAAACGTCCCGCTCGATTCACCCTGGATTAGTCCGGAAGGCGAGAACCCAACCCGCGAGCGGCTGGGTTACATCATCAACCCGATAGTCGCGCCGCTCTCATTCGGCGGCACACAATCGTCAGCGGGGGCTGAGTGGGCGGCTACTGTTGCGCTGTTCACCGTTGGGGTTGCCTCAGACACAACGCCGCCGACGTATGACCCACCCGGCCCTACGCGGACCGAGGTAACGCCGACAACGGCTACGTTCGTCGCAACTGCGACAGACACTGTCTCTGCAACGGTTACTCATTACATGGCGACCTATGTGGGGGGCACGGTGCTGACCGCCCCGCAGATCAAAGCGGACGTGCAAGCCGGATCAGGCACCAACATGATTGCAGGCTCTCATCGTACAGCGACCGTGGCGAGCGGCGTTCAGTTTGTGCCGAATGCGACATTCGATTTAATACCACAGACCCTGTACCAACAAGGGTTCACTGTTGAAGATTCGGCGCTCAACCTGACTGTGGCCGTAAACCTTACCTTCACCACGATTGCGTCCCATAATATTCCCAACGTCCGATCACAGGCAGTCAACCGTTCCGCATTCCACTAGGAGATAGACATGTCAGCAGGTTACACGATCGTCAACACACCATCGTCGCTCACTGCCGGACTCGGAAAGAGCATCGTCGGTGTAGTCATGGGAGCGAACGCACCGCTTCGACTCGTCGAGATGGGTGTTTCATTTAACGGCATCGCCGCTGCGGCTGTCCCTGCTGTAGTTGAGCTGTGCTCGTCAACGCAAATTGGCGTAGGCACATCAACTAACGCTCCACCAGTACAGGTACGCGGCCAAGCTCGCAACGTGCAAAGCACAGGCTCAATCAACTACTCGGTGGAACCGACGACGCTGGCGATTTTGAAGAGTTGGTACGTGCCAGTTTTCAACGGCACATTCGCTATTCAGTTTCCGCTAGGCCGAGAGATTGACACACTCACGACAACACGACCGGCGCTGTTCCTTCGAGTCACAGCACCCGCTGCTGTCAGTGTACTAGGCTACTTCGAGATTGAAGAAGGCGGCTAGTAATGGCTCGGCTTGGGCGCTCCTATCCGGCCAGGATAAAACGGGCCTCGCGTGGCGCGGTCCCGCCAACGCTTTTTGTATGGACCGCAGCGTCTATCGATCAGACTAATTTTGTCGGCGTTTCCATTGGTTCGATTCCGTTCCAACAATACCAAACAGGGGGCAGTGGAGCCGATACATGGTCTTCAGCACCTGCAAACACACCTGTCGGGATCAACTTCGATACCAACACAGGTATCTATACCGGCACGCCGACCACTGCCACGAGTTATCCCATCACGGTCACAGCATTCAATGGTGCGGGCCCGTCAGCCAAGGCGTTCACCTGGCTAATTGTTAAGGTTCCGCCCTCGTGGACGCAACCGTTCCCTGGTCAGACGAGTCCGGTCAACGTCGCGATCACGAACATCGACGTGAACACTCTGGGTATCGTTGCCGGTACGCCTCCGTTCACATGGACCGCTGTCTTACCTTCCGGTCTGTCGATCGGTCCAGCCACCGGAATTATCAGCGGGACTCCGGATACCCCCGGCAACGTTAGCACTTACACGATCACTGCAACCAACGGTGCGTCTCCACCGAGCGCGACGAGTGCAGCGTTCAATTGGACGATCACATCAACTCCACCTACGTGGCCGGCATCGATAGCGACGCAGACGAGTTCAATTGGTGTTGCGATTACGCCGTTCGATATAGCGACTCTTGTGACGGGCACCCCGCCGATTGTGTATACGGATGCGGTCCCAACCTTTCTGCTGCCAACCAACTTAGTGATCTCGTCAGCAGGTTTGATTACGGGAATACCAAATGGTGCTGCGCGTACGGTTGCCGTGAAGATACGCGCGACTGGACCCGGAGCCGTCGTCGTAGACTCGCCTGCGTTTAACTGGATTCTCAACGAATCACCTGTGTGGCAACAACCTGATGCCCAGACGAGCGTTACAGGCGTCCCTGACAGTTACGATCCGAGACCAAAGTTGTCTGGCACTCCGCCGTTCGTCTTCTCGATACCGGGGACAACACCATTACCAAACGGGCTATCGATCCTCGATTCGAGTACGGGCGTGATCTCTGGCACGCCGATAGTTGCAGGCACGTTCAATCCGACGATCCTGGCAACCAACAACGGCGGTGCTAACAGCAGCACCAGTCCGCCATTCGCGTGGGTCGTATCGACGGTAGTGTCGTGGCCGAACACACCTGACCTACCCGGTCGCAGTTCTTTCGTAGGTGTGGCGATCAGTCCGTTCAGCATTGCATCGTCGGCAGCAGGCACTCAGCCAATAACATTCACCTCGACTGGACACCCTACAGGCATTCAGTTCGATAACAACACGGGAACTTATTCGGGTACGCCGTCGGGTCCGGCAAACTCTTTCAGCGTCTCTGTCATAGGGTTCAACGCTGCGTCCCCTGGTGGTGTGCCGGCACTGCCCCCCTTCACCTGGACGATCAGTGACATCGCGCCTGCGCTGGCCCCGATCTCGCCGCCGCCTGTTGGCTACGTGACTGGACCGGGCAATATCAACTTCTCGACGTTCCTGACAGCGGGCACGCAACCTGTCACCTACACCGCACCCGGGACGGGGATGCCGCAGGGTCTCACGCTCAACCCAGATGGTTCCGTAGTGGGCACCCATACGCTTGCGTACGCAGGCAAGACGACGACGATCTTTGCAGCGAACGCCAACCCCACACCCGCGTCGCAGACATTCACTTGGGTCGTTAACACGATCCCGGCGTGGAGTCCGACACCGTTAGTGAATCAGACGAGCATCCAAGGTCAGGCTGATAGTTACAACGTCGGGCCATCCGTGGTCGCAGGCACCACACCATTCACATTCAGCATCACATCTGGGTTCGTGTTGCCGACTGGCATGACCATCGATGTGAACACCGGGAACATCTTCGGTACACCGACTGCGGTTGAATCACTCGCAGTACAGGTCACCGTGACGAACGCAACCGGCGTACTGGTAACGAGCAACACGTTCACATGGACAGTTAACCAACTGGTTGTGTGGGGGGCGATGCCCGCTCCGACCACGACGACCGGGGGTTCAGCAAACCTCGATGTCTCGCTCCTGCGGACAGTGCCGGGTAACGGGGTTATCACTTACGGCTTCACGGGTAACCTGCCGACCGGCGCATCGCTCAACACCACCACGGGACTCATCACCGGCACGCTCGGCGTGCCGAGCGTTTACACGAGCCAGATCACTGCGACGA